AAGGTTTCTACTGGGATGGTATGGAAAATGTGGCTCTGCCTATGATGGAATTCATTCCATTCCAGTTAGCATGGACTCCAACTAGTGATGATACAGCATTCACTTTCCAATGGAGGCCTGACCCTGCACTATACATTTCTCTAATGGCAGGTCAATTCGATATCGTAATCGATGAAATTGACTCCGGTGGTGACCAACCTTTGACAATAGATATTGCGGCCCATGTTGCCGGTTGGAAACCTTTGTTGGGAGGTAAAAAGCGTGGAAGAAAGTCACGAGGAAGAAGACGCCGTAAATCCAAAAAGTAGGCTTATTCCCACAAATGTGAAATTTTGGTTACTCGTCGTTGCCATGCTTTGTATGTTTCAGGGGAATCCCGAGCAGTGCCTGAGTATTGCTCTTCAAACCTCCAATTTGATAGGATTGTAACTTTTGTGAAATGTGCCATTCTATCAGCATAACGAGCCGGTAAGAGCAGAGGATGTCCATCTATCCAGTTGAGCATATCTCTGCAAGTATATTGACTTCTGAACTCTTCAAAGACAATGTGAGATTCTCCATCGTATTTATCGAATGGATTCTTAGCGTTAGTTGCTCGGTACACATCAGTGTCAACACTCCCATCTTCTCTGTAGAGTACATTCCTTGACTTACCGCATCCGGTAGGGCCACCAATGTATTCAACTTCAACATCTCGCCATACTCGGCATTCAGCCCACTCAAATTCAGTTCTGTAATTCTCAATAGCAGATTTACATCGAACGCCAATCCCCGGATATTTTCTGATTATCTGACGGTTGTTGAAACCACCTTCAATCATTTGTAGAATATCTTCCCATGCATCCAAATCCCCCTCCTCTTGAGGTTCATCTCCCCAAACTACGATTGGAATCCCTTGTTGCTTGCCTTCATTGGTTTCCATGATGTAATTCCAGTTCTCAAAATCTGTTCCTCTTGCTTGTTCCAGATGGTATCGATTTGAACCCATGAACTTCTTGACTGCTGTCAGAGTCTTGGCATTTTTGAGGTTGATGAAACCTTGAATGTGAGGAGTTCCTTTTGCTCCGTATTCTAGGGCCATAAATCCCCTCTTGAAAAACCGAGGTGACATTTCAACAATATGTTGAATTTCTTCCTCAGTAGGGTTGTTCAGCGTCAGGCAATATCGTCTATTTCTCTTGGACATGGTGCTTCGCACTTCATCCAAGTATATCAAGCCATTCTCAGAATACTCATTTAACACCTCTATCTCCGCAGGAAATTGATGTGCCGATGGGAATGCCCTGATTGAAGGGCACTGACCAAGGAGAGGCGGTTTCAGCATGAAATAAGCCGTGAGTCAAGTCTAAGAGTCAGTATTACCTCTTAGACCCCCCTGTGCAATTGTGCAATTGGGGCTAATCACGCCAATGGCTAGTGTAAGCAATAATCAATCACAGGTCGATTTTAGGGTATGCAAAGGGCGGTTTTGTCGAGTCAAAAACCCCTTGCCATCTTTAAGTCACATGAGTATATGGAGTAACATGGCGAAGTCATTAGGACAGATACACACAGTGAATTATGTTGTAGATGGAATTGAGAAATCAGGAGATGCATATCTTTGCGATTTATCAAAAGAACTCACGCAACAGATTGGCCACATGGTCAGAAATGCGAACTCAATGAAATTGGTAGGATTAGATATGACCGTGAGTCAAGATGGCGATACTGGTTCATCCTCTATCTCCGGTTTTATCAGATATTTTTCACCTACAAAAGGCCGAATAGGAGCCTACAAGGATGCTTATGGAGCCGTCCGTAGGGCAATGAAAATGAACGGGATTAATGTAAGGCAGAATAAGTTGTATGACTTCCGAATGCCTCTACAACCTCGTACTAACTACATGAATGGTGATACCTTCGTAAATTGTGCTGCAATTGGTGGTAATGACTTAGACGGTGAAATAAGTCTAGGGAATGAAGGATTACCAGCGAATGGTTACTCTGCATTTGATGTCTACAATTTGGATAGGCAACCCGTAGACAAATTTATTGACACTCCTACTTTTTCAGCAGGATATAACATCGTTAGTCCATCCGGTAGCATCTCAGACTTTGTTGCAAACGAAGGTTTCTACTGGGATGGTATGGAAAATGTGGCTCTGCCTATGATGGAATTCATTCCATTCCAGTTAGCATGGACTCCAACTAGTGATGATACAGCATTCACTTTCCAATGGAGGCCTGACCCTGCACTATACATTTCTCTAA